TCACCAGTTCGGAAGGTATTGTTGCCAAGGGTGCCCTTCAGGCAGGCCGACTCGTTCCAGCATGGCGTTGTCGTGCTGCCAATGAGGCAAGAGAACAGGTGCGGAAGAGGCGGGCTCCTTAAGAAGATCCCATCTATCCTCGTAACCTGCGAAGGTCGGGATATCAATACGAGCACCACTGATGTCGGTGTGACGCTTTCCAGATTTTGCTTCAGGGTCAGTCAGCCAGCTTTGGTGCCCAATCCAGGTCCCTGCTATGACGTGATTCCTGGGCACCACAAATCCACGAATATCGTGCGTTGCTTTGTCTACTTTGACCAGGACAAACCATTCGCTATTCTGCTGGGCCAAACCTATTCTACGGATGTTAAGCGGCCAGTTGCCCGCGGTCGTAGTCTTTACCTGGATGCTGATCTGCCGGGAATCCTCGGCATTAATAGCAAGGATGTCCGTGCGGGCGACACCGTCTCTGGTAAGCGCCGGATCCCAGCCCCGCATCGCGAGTTCGGCGCAAACCCAGAATTCCCCGATGCTTTTCGTCTGCTTAGTATCTTTCACCGTTTCCCCCCAAACTCTTTGTCAAAGCCATATAATGCTGCCGAGAGGAATTATAGAACTATCAGTATAAAGAATCGCCCCTCACTTCCCATGGGAAGTGAGGGGCGATTGGATTTTGGTTTACGTGCATGCTTATTTGCTGGTGATTTGTTTGATGCTGGCTCCGTCGCTGACTTCGGGGATGCCGGAGATGCTGGTGAGCAGACTGATGACGCCGGCCAGCGCGGCGGCTCCGGCTACCATGATCCAGTCGACGCTGCCGATGGTGACGGCGCTCACGGGGATGATTGCGATGGCGGCTTGGGCGGCGGTCTTGATGGCGCGCACTGCTGCGGCTTTTGCCCATTGGGCGAGGGTCTGGCTGGTAGTGGTTTCTTGGGCGAGTGCGGCTAGGCTCTCGCTGTTGTATTCGGATTGGGATTCGGGTTCGTTCATGATGCTTCCTTTCAGAGTGTGATAGTTTGTCCGGGATGGATCAGGTTCGGGTTGCTGATGCGGTTTTTGGCGGCTAGGGCCTGCCATGTGGTGTGGTGGGCTGCGGCGATGCCGGAGAGAGTGTCGCCGGGTTTGACGGTGTAGGTCGCCGCTGGCGCTGGCGCTGGCGTGGTTTTGGCGGGTGCGCCGAGTTTGCTGTTGATGATCGCCTGCACTGCTTTCGCGTAGGTGCCCAGCAGCCGCTCGCGCTCGTTGCCGTTGCCCAGTCGCCCGGCGATGGCTTCGTTTGCGAGCGTTTCATGGGATTGTTTGGCGCTGGTGACGCGGGCCCGTTCGTTGACGATGGCCATGACCGCCGTGTATTTCGCGCCGAGCTTGGCTTTGCGGGCATCGCCGTTGCCGTAGTCGCCGTGCTGCACGGCGCTGGCTAGCTGCTCCAAGGATCCGGAAGCCGCAGAGGGGTTGGATGCGGGCATGGGCGCGGCAGCAGCTGAATCCCATTTGACCTGTCCGTAGTCGGCTAGGGACGTGCGGTTGCGGTCGACCTGGCCGCCGCCGATGGTCACGCCATTGCGATACTGGTAGATCCTGATGCCGGGAGCGATCTTGCCGCCGCTCCATGCGTAGGTCTGCCACGCCACGTAGCCGCGTGACATCGCGTGGGCGCATGGCCCGTAGCCCGCATACAGTCCCGTGCACTGCTTGCCGAGCACGCCGGCGATGCCATCCAGATAAGCGTCGAGCAGCCCATATTCGCCCGGCTGCAGATCATAGTCCACGGCGAAATACACCACGCTCCTGGGAAGGCCGAGCGTCCTGAGCGCACTGAGCGCCGCCTGTCCGTCCGCGACGCCCGCGCTGCGCCCGCCCTTGACGGTCCGTCCAGTGGTCTCGTACACGAGTGCGAGAGATAGGCCCGCCGCCCGGATCCGCTGGATCTCGCCCGTGGTCAGTCCTTTGCCGCTGCCGGTCAGGTAGCGGATCACTCCAGCGATGCCGGCTGCCTTGACTTGGACGAGGTCGGGTCGGGCGAACGAGTAGTCGATGAGTTCAGTAGCCATGATTGATTCTCCTTGATAGTTGGTTCGGGGTATGAAAAAGCCGCCCCGGATTGGAGCGGCTTAAGAGATGATGATTGCGGACTAGGGCCTGTGGTGTTCGCTCAGATAGTTCTCGGCCTCCTGCATGACCCAGCAGGTAGCGTGTAGCGCTTCGAGCTTGGATAGCTCGTAGCGGATCTGTGCGGACTGGTTGCCGTCGCGGCCCATGAGCGCGATCAGGGTGTTCTTGATCGTGTTCTTGCTGCCCTCGAGCTGCAGATTCTTGAGCTCATCGATGTCGTCGGCGAGCTTGTTGGTTTGCATCCAGTGTCGGTTCATGGCGCTGTCGTACGGTAGTTTGCCGGGGTCGACGTGCGCGTACATCCATGTGCCCAGCGATGTGAGCATGCCCGGCCACAGTTTGGAGACGAGCGCGGCCAGGGCGATCAGCGCGGGTGCGGAGAGTAGGCTGCCGATGAGCGATTGGATCATGGAATGTCCTTGTCTGTCGTAGGAGCGGGGAGAATGATGCGCGCGGGCAGCGGCGCACGGCATAGGAATGCCGCCGGGGCGGCCGGGAGGCGGTGCACGAAACGGCCGGCCATGCGATGGACTCGGATCGGAATGGGGCACGATGCGGGGCTGGAATGATGCGTCCCGGCTTGAGAGCCTGTATCCTGCTGTGGCTAGAGGTCGCCGAGCGTCCAGCGGGCGTGACGTTGGATGAGTATGTTGGCCCAGTAGCATGCGGACATCGCCAGGATGACGGCGAGCAGGCCGATGGCGAGCTGCGCGGGCAGTGCCATCGCGGGTGCGTGGATGCGGGCGAGGGAGAACAGGGCGAATTTTGTGGTTTTGAGCGAAATGTCGTTGAGCGCGTAGAACACGAGGCTGCATCTGCCGATGGTCGATATCCAGGAGAGACTGGGGAGCAGCAGGCTCAGGGCGATGGCCATGGCGATGCCGAGGACTGTCGCGGCCGAGCGGCACAGGTAGAACAGGGGCGTGCTGCCGTGCGCCTGCTGGTAGGCGCTGACCATCAGGAACGATGCGGCGAACAGGGCGAATAGGGCGATTGCCGCCGCGAGCCGTCCAGCCAGCGGCAGCCGGTCGAGGCGTTTGATGTCGATGCTTCGGGCGAGCAGGTATCCGAAGCCCACCCATGCCGTCGCCTTGAAGAGGTTGCCCAGCTGGAATGGCAGCATCGGGAAGACGGCGCTGGACCCCACGGCGTAGCCCAGTCCCACGAATGCGGCGAACAGGGCGAACAGGGCGATCCGGTTGCCTTTCGCGATCCTGGCCAGGCACCATAGGAACAGCAGGGCGCTGAACAGCGACCACAGGAACCACAGGCCGCTGCCGCCCTGCGCGAGCAGGATGCCGGTCACGTCCCGGAGCGGGTCGACGGCCGTGGACTTGCCCGCCTGGGCGTACAGGCTGGGCCTGAGCAGCTTGACGAGAGGCACGACCAGTGCGAACGACGAGAACACGTAGTAGGGGACCAGCAGCGTCTTCGCCCGTTTGGCCAGCAATGCCCTGAACCTGATCGCGGGCGAGAAGAACAGTCCGCTTAGCAGGAAGAACAGGGGCATGTGGAACGTGTATACCGCCGCGATCAGCGGGCCCAGCGCCGGGAACCAGCCCGGCCCCAGATGACCGAAGAACACGAGGAACATCGCCACGCAGCGCGCGGCATCGACCCAGACGACCCGGCCCTGGCCGGCATGCGGATTCGATGCTCCCCCCCCCACTCCATGAGATCCTCCGATTCCCCCCTGGCGCGCCTATCCTGACAGGAACAAGAGTACACCACGCCCGCTGCGCCCGGGCGTCACTGGGGCGTGATTTTCCTCCAGACTTTGTTGATGTTCATCCATATTCCCGTGGTGCCGGCGGATTCGTTCATCACGGTGATCTTCGAGTTGAGCGAGCGGCTGGGCGAGGGCGTCGCCGTGTATACGCTCGAGCAGTCGGACCCCTTGACGTTCTCGCCCAGGGCGAGCGAGCTGCTCTTGGTGGCAGGGATGTCGGCCGACTGGTCGGTGAACGACAGGAAGTTGTCCAGGGTAACGGAGTTGTCGACGTGGTTGTCGCGGTTCTGGCCCAGGAACGCGTTGTCTTGGAATACGAGATAGCGGAACGTCCTTTGGTGCCCGGTGATGATGTTGCCGGTGATGCGCTTGAGCTTGTTCGTGTTGCTCGCGTTCGTGCCCACGACGCCGAACACGCTGTAGTCTCCTGACGAGGGTTGTATCTGCAGGTTGTTGCCCGAGCAGTCGAGCATGGGCGTGTCCGCGAGGTTCACGGCCGCCATCGTGGGAGCTATGCCCATCATAGACAGCGGCTTGGTGATATTGATGGTGTTGCCCGTCATGATCAGGCGGCATCCCATCGCCGTCGGATCGGACGGGTCCAGACTCGTGATCAAAACGTTATTGAACACGTTGTCGCGCACGTTGATAGTGCAGTCATTGGCGTGGATGTAGAATCTGCCGATGGATGTCTGCGTGTAAGTAAACGTGTTTGCGATGAACGACGCCTCGACAACGTCGGTGAACGGCTGGCCGCCGTAGTACTGGATGAAGCTGGATGCGTAGCCCGGCCCCTGCTCGAACGTGTTCGCCTCGAACATGATGTTCTTCGAATGCCAGTCGATGGCGATGAGCGGGGCATGGCACATCCCGACGTAGTTGCCCACGATGTTCGCGCTCTCGACGCCCTCGAGGTCCACGATGCAGTCGTTGCCGTGCCGGAGCGTGTTGCCGATGGCCTCGAGGCCCACGACGTTGTCCATGAACAGACAGCTCGCCCCGTCGCAGTCGATGTGGTTGTTCTCGATCCGGATGTCGCGGTTGGGCTTGTATGCCTGAAAAACGGTCGAATTTGGAGTGGCGTCACCGCCCCACACCGTGACCCCGCATTCCCCGCCCGCGGCTGCGTTGACCAAGCGGTTGCCGCTAATGTCCACGCCTGAGACGTTCGAGAGCGTGACTGCGCCCAGCATCGCGGGCCCCTTGGTCGATCCCCAGTAGTCCGTTCGGCATCCGCGCACCGTGATGTTCGTGCTCACGAACGTGCCCGCCTCGGTCTCGGCGAACGGCTGGGACGGCCATGTGCCGATCCTGACGAGATAGCCTCTGATGGACACGCAGTCGATGATGGCGATGTTGTCAACTCTCCCATCTTGGTATATGGCAAACATGCGGCTGTCGGCACAGCGGAACGCCAGGTTCTCGATCCGGGTGTCACTGCCGGGTCGAATCAATCCCGATTCAACGTCGCCCTGGATGTTGATGATGGCCTGGTGCGACTCGCCGACCAGCCGCATGCCCGAGAACGCTATGTTTTTGCTGATCCGGTATACGCCGTTGGATACGTACAGCGAGCCGCGCCCGTGCGAGGACACCCATGCAATCGCCGCGTTGAACGCATCCGAATCGTCGGTCGCGCCGTCGCCGGTCGCGCCGAACCGCTTCACGTCCACGTACGGCCACCATCTGGCCATGGCCGTGCGCGTCTTGGAGTCCTCCGCGTCGATATATGCGCCAACTGCGGTGTCGTTGTCAACCGCATTCACGCCAGGCAGACCGCGCGGCCCCTGCGGCCCGTCGTCTCCCTGCGGGCCGGGCACGGCCATCAGGCGGCGCTTTCCCACGATCTGGTCCACGGTAATCAGCTCAGCCATTGTCTTCCTCCTAGCTTTCTCAGCTCAGCGTCCAGTAGCCCTCGCCCAGCCGCTCAACGTGGTTGTCGGGCGCGGTGGCCTTCATGCGCCATAGTCCGCCCGTATACGATAACGTCCCGTCATTGAACACGTTTTTGTTGATGTCGATGACCGCCCACCCGTCCTTGGAGAACCACAGGGCGCGCTGCCACAGGATCGCACCATCTTCTGTGGCCAGAACGAACTGGCCTGTCCATTGCGACATGTCCAGCGGCATGTATTCGCCGCCCGTTTCGCTCTGCACCAGCGTCTGTATCCCGTAGCGCATGCTCGTGCCGGCATGTACCAGCAGATCGGCCCTTACCGTTTCCATATCCTCGTACACACCGTTCATGACTCGTCTCCGTTCCCGGCATCGGTCGTCTCATCGTCCCCGCCAGCCACGAGCACCACTGATGCGCGCGGATAGGCGATGGTGGTCTTCCACCAGCCGTGCTCCGGCATCGGTATGACGTTGGAATCGCCGTCGTGCGCGTACCCGTAGCGGCAGCGCCGCGTGCGCAGCGTGTACGATGCCCCAGGCGTCATCCCGCGGATGCGCGCGATGTTCGCATAGGATGCTCCCATCACATTCGCTGTGTTCGTGCCCCACGTCTCAACGGTCGCCTGCACGGCGTCCTCTCGCCTGGGATACCCGGCCACTGGGCTCCCCGATACGTCGAGCAGGTCGAAGGCCACGCCGGCACGCGCGTTGACGCCGTACGCAGTGTCGCCGTAGGCGTTCACGCCCAGGTATATCCATGCTGAGAGCGACACTTGCGCGACGCCTGTCTTGGGCGCGACGAACGCAAGCGATGCGTCATACTTCGTGTCGTAGGGAACGAACATGAAATCGTGTATATTCCCCGACTGCGAGGATCCGTCATCGTACGATGAGTTGTTCTCCCCATAGCCCTGCTGCCCGGTGAGATACGAAGTGAGCAGCGCCAGCGATGCGGTCAGCGCATCAAGCTTCGCGCTCAGCTGGCTTATCTCCGTGCCGGTAGGGCTGTTCGCCTCGTTTTTCTCGCGGTTGCGGCGCTGTTCGGCGCGTCGCGCGTTCATGTTCTCGTCGCCACGTCCTGGCGCGTATTTGCGTGGTATCGCTTCTTCGTCCATGGATTATCCTCTTGATCTCGCCTGCACGGTGAGCAAATCCTTTGATGAGTCTCCGCTCACGTCAGTGATTTTCAGGTGCAGGAGCTTTTCTCCCATGAAATCGTCATCGACGCGCAGATCTGCTATGTCGCCGGGCATCACGTGGTATTCCTCGCCGACTTCGATGCTCATGGTCTCGTCGGGGTGGGAGCCGTAGGCGATGTCTGATACGGCCGCCGATCTGAGGATATTCAGATCTGTGACGGTGGTGCGGGTTTTGTCTGCAACTTGCAGAAGTACGGGCGAGGGATCCGAGCTTTTCCTGCAGATGATGGTCTTGTCGCCTGATTTTCCTCCAGCCACATATACCTGATTGGCCATGTTCTCCCCTTTGCCGGTGACTTTGACGAGTCTGACCCTCTGGCCGGGGACGGATGAATCCCATGCGCCTGGCGTGCCGCCCTCAAGCCATTGATGATCGATGATCTCGGACATCACGCGCAAATCGAACGTGAGATATCCGGACTCTGTGATTCGTGGGTCGAAACGGATTTCAGGCCCATCGGCGAGCGCGGTGATGTCGGCGAGTCGGTCGGATACGGGGGTTAGGTCGAAGCCGTTGAGTTGGAGTTGGTGGTTGCCGTTTTCTTGAAGTTCAGGCAGGGTGATGGGCAGGGCTCCCCATTTCATGGCTTCGTTGACGAGTTTTCGTGAGATGTCGCTGTAGGTCCCGTTGAGCAGCATGGTCCAGGCGCCTGCACCGTGGTCTTCGTCGATGAGCAGGGTGCCGTCGGTCCAAGTGGGGTCGAGATCGTGGCTGAGGGCGAGGCGTATGGTCATGAGGCTCCATCCACCGCCGCAGGTCAGGCTGAGTTTTCGTTGGATTGCGTCATAGTCGTAGTCGATGAGCGGGCCTGCATGTTTCACTTCTTCGTCGCCGGATGTGGGGTCGGTGCGGTGCACTGCGATGATTGCCCCCCACATTTTCAGGGCGTCGTAGAGTCCTTTGGGGATTTTGAGCGTGTTTTGCGAGTATTGTATGCCTATTTGGAGGCTGCCGGATTCGTTGATGGTGTCCGACCATTGCGCTGTTGTGTACGGGAGCTGGAACATCGGTTCTCCGAGGGGTCCGAATACGGAGCATATCAGTGGGTTCAACGTCATTTGGTCATCTCCATGCCGGATAGACGGTCATTGATACTTTGCTTGCGTTTGCTGAAACGTAGATGATGCTCTTTCCTGGCGGGATTTTGAATGCGCGGCCGGATACTGCGCCTGAACTGGGGATCATATCGCGCAGGTCGAGGTCGAGGCTGGTGTTGCTCCCTGTCCAGAGTATGGTTCTGTCTTTCAATGTGAGGGACAGGGATGTGACGTTGTCGGCGTGCAGACGAGGCCATGATGGGGAGCGGCCTGCGTTTTCGACGTGCAGCATTCCTCCTGCGGCGATGAATGTGACTGGATCACCGTATTTCAGTGGGTCGGGGCAGTAGATGATGAGCGTAAACGTGAAGATTTGCTCGCCCATAAGCATGAATGGTTCGGGGTCCTGGGCGATCCACCCGCTCATGTGTCTTCGCCCGTGCGCATCCTGGATGATGATTGTGAGCGTCCGAGTCATCAGATCGCAGATTCTGTCCTGCAGGTTTGCGGTTTCGATGCTGGATAGGCCGACCGCTTCCCCGGTGATGCTGATGGTGCGTCCTCCGGAGGTGAGACGCGAGGGCCACCATGTGCCGTCCTGTTGAGGGATGTCGATTCCGTTTTCGCGAGGCGGCACTGCTCCGAGCCCTTTGAGCCCGTCCGTGACGATTCGCAACGGCCCGTCATGATAGGGTTCCGAGCCGTCAGTCAGTGATATTGTTTTCGCGTCGCTCTTTATGCTGATGCTGGTCATGGCATTCCCCCTATCGGATCGGTATTGCCACTGTGCTGCGCCGATTCATCGCGTCTATTGCGGCCATGACGATGCCTGGATCATTGCTGTTGATTTCATAGCGGTAGTTGTTCGTCGTGCTGGAGTGCGATTCCTGCGCCCGGTTCAATGGCGTCACACTAGCGCCCGTCGGCAGGGACAGCACTTCCGGTCCGCGTTCGCCGACCATGACCAGGCCGGGCGAGGTGATGGTGCCGCCCTTGGCGAGCATGGGGATGCGGAAGCTCTTGCCTCCCACGCCGGGCACCCAGTCGGGTATGTCGAAGCCCTTGCCGCCGAGCGTGCTGTTCCAGAATGATTTGATCGCTCCGAATGCGGAGCGGAACGGCGCGGTGATTAGATCGGATACCACGCTGAATGCCGCGCCTATCGCGCTGGGGATGGAGTGGAAGAAGCCGAGCAGGCCATGCCATTTGCCCACGATCCAGTCGCCCGCGCTGCCGAACCACTGGCGGATGTTCGCGATGCTGGAGCCGAGGAAGCCGGTGAAATCAGCCCACAGCTTGCGTCCCAGGCTCGTCTTCGTGAAGAACAGCACCAAAGCCGCGACGAGGGCGGCGACGGCCATGACGACCAGCATGACCGGGTTCAGGCTCATTGCCATGTTCAACCCGGTCTGCGCGCCTGTGGCCGCTGTGGTCGCTGCCGTCTCGGAGCCCATCATCAGCGTGCGGATCGCGCTCAGGCCGTTCGCCACGCCGGTCGCGACGTTGAACGCCGCATATATGCCGGCGAGCGTGCCTATCACTCCGGCCAGCGCATAGACGAGCGTACGGTGCTGCGTCATCCACCCGGTGGCTCCTGCGGCCCACGTGGACACTTGGGTGAGGATGGGCATGAGGAACTGGCCGAGCTGGATCTGCGCACCCTGCCATGCGAGGTTCATGTCCCGTTGGGCTTTGGCGTTCTTCGTGGCCGCGTCCACCCCCTGCCCGCTCAGGGTTAGGCCCAGATCCGAGCTTTTTTTCATGAGCTGCTCCACGCCGGCTGATCCTTGGTTGAGCATGGGGATCATGCTGGCGCCCTGCTTGCCGAACAGTTTCATCGCTTCGGCGCTCTTGCTGGGCCCGTCGGGCATTTTCGAGAACGTGTCGGCGACTTTCGGGAGCAGCTCGCTCATGGGGAGGATCTGCCCGTGCGCGTCGGTGAACCCGATGCCGAGCAGCTTGGTCATGGCTGCGGCCTTCCTGCCGTTGTCGTTCGCCGTGTTCAGGTTTTTCGCGAACGTCTGCAGGCTTTTCTGCGACGTAGCCGCGCCGATGCCGACCTGCTGGAACGCGCCGCGCAATGCGCTGGCCTGCTCCACTGTCCCGCCGGTGATGCGCTGGTAGCCTTTGATGCCGCTTGCGGCGGACTGGAAGCTGCTCATGCTGCTCTTGGCGAATCCGGCCACGGCGGTCGCGGCCCCGGCGGCGGCTGCGGTCGCCGCGCCTTTGAGCATGCCCCATTTGGACTGCTCGCCCTGCACTTTGCCGGTGAGCGATCCGATGGACTTCTCGGCTTTGGACGCGTCGGCCAGTATGTTGATGATGAAATCCTTGGAAGCCATGAGCTCACCTTCCTGCCTGTCGTTTCATGTCGCGGATCTGCTCGGCTTCCTGCGCTACGACGCGGTCGCAGGACACGGCCAGCGTCAGCCACACGTTCAATGGCAGGCTCCACACGTTGCTGTGGGTGATGCCCGGCCAGTGCTGCGCCTGGCAGATCACGAGGATCCGCGACCACACCTGGTCGCGGATCCATGGCTCGTCGTCGATCAGCCGCTGGAAGCCAACGTCGCGTGACGCCCTTTCGGAGCGCCGGAGATTGGTTCTTTTGGGACTGGCCCAGCCGTAGTGTCGTCAGCGGGCAGATCCTGCTCGTCCGCCTGCAGCCGTTCCTGATACCATTCCAGGCTGTGGTCGCACAGCTTCTTCCAGTTCACCGCGATGCCATGCTTGTGCAGCGCGAACCAGAAGATCAGCGGCAATGCGAGCGCGTCCTGCTGTTCGATGCTGTCGATGTCGGCCATTTTCATGCCGGAGGCGATCTGGAATTCGGCGACGAGGCTGATGGGGCTGTCGCCCAGCGGGTTGCGGCTGGCGGGGTAGGTGTTGCCGTCGTCCCATATGATTCTCATTTCGAGGCTTCTTTCATTGCGTCGTCGATGATCGTGTTCATGCGTCTGACCATGTCGTTACGGCCTTTGATGACCGGAGCGAAGAAGTATGGCTGCCCTGCCTGGCTGGCCCAGCCTCCGCCGTTGAATACGGGGTGGCGGAATCGCTGCTTCTGCCAGGTCTTCGGCATCCACTCCTTGCCGGGCGGCATGCGCGAGGACGTGGTCTGGATGTTCAGGCCGCTTCGTGTCTTGCCTGCCACGATCCGTGTGCGCAGCCCAGCGCCGATGCCGGCTCGCATCGCGCCCGACGATCCTGCGCCGGCGCGGGCGAGGGTCGCGTAGCGGGTGCGTGTGACGACGCGCGTCGTGCCGGACTTGTAGTGGATGGTGTGGAATTCCTTGCCGGATGCGACGACCTTGCCCGGCAGGGAGCCGTCGAGGATGCCTTTCTGCTCGGCGATGATCGCGTCGCCCACATGCCGCAGGTCGCGTCGAGCGTCGCGTGCGATCGATTTGGGCATCGATTGCAGGCTTTCGCGCAGGCTTTTGACGGATTCGTTGGGGATCTCCGCCCATAGCCCCTCCTGTTCGGCCATCAGAACGCCGAATCCCCGCTCACCAGCGCGATGGTGAGCGGATCATGCGAGCCGTCGTCCAAAGCGGTCAGCTCGGTGTCGACGCTGATCACGTCTCCGCCGTTTGACTGGGGCAGTCCAGAGGTGATGGCCACGGCTGGCAGGATGATCTGCAATGCCGGTTTGATGCCGGGCGCGATATCCTGTTCGCCGCGGAACGTGAGCAGCAATGGCAGCGGGGTGCCATCCAGGAACGCGTCGCGCAGGATCGTGTCGGTGAATTCGACGGTGAGCTTGACACTGACTTCGGCGATGCCCAATGCCTGCGGACGCTGGCGCAATCCCTGGCCGCCGAGCGTGAACCCGTTGCCGTCCAATCCGTTCTTCACGGTGACGGTCACTGCGGTTACGTTGGTGGCCGCTGGCTTGTCCAGGCTCGCCAATGCGGTTGCGGTCGGTGGCGTGAGCGTGCCCTGATAGCCGAGGCTGCCGGAGATGAAGGTGAAGATGCTCTGGTCGTCGGGGTAGCTGGCTGCAGCTGGCTGCTGCGTGGTGTCGATGTCGCGTCCGGACCAGCTGATCTTCGCGGTGACCGCCGCTGCGGCTTTCGCGTCGATCTCCAGCGTGTCCACTTGGCAGCCGGTGAACGAGTGCGGCTTCTGCGCGCCGCCGAGCAAGGGGAGCAGCTCCTGGATGGTGTACGAGGGGAGGAAGTCGTTCAGCGACAGCGTGTGGATCTGCTGCCATGCCTGCACGGGTGTGATGTTGTCGGCCGCTTTGAGCTGGCTGATCGCGCTATTGCCGAACGCGGCGTGCAGCAGGAACCCGAATCCGCTGGTGGGAATGTCAAGCTCCTGATCCCCGGAGACCTCCTGCTGCACACGGATATGCTGGTCGAGGCGTTTCACCCGGGTGAACGGCTGCAGGACGCTGGAATCCACGTACTTGGGCTTCGTATCCATCTTGCCTTCGGACTCGAAGAAGCGCGTGGGAGCCACGGGCGTGCCGTACGTGGTCTCCAAGCCGATGCCGAACTGGCTGTCGATCTGCGTGCTCATTGTTTCGCCTCCCCATCCTGTGCATCATCCGACCGCTGCCATACCTCGCTTTGAGGCAGGAAATACTGCGCGTCCGAATCCTCGATGTCGACCGTTTCGCCGCGCCCCACGCTTCTGCCGAGCCAAGGCACGTACAATGCGCCCAACGGGCTGATATTCCTCAGTTTCATCACATGCTCCTAATCCTGTGCATCGCCTTGAACGACGCATCGATCTCGATGAGACGGCCTTGCCCCGCATCATCCTGCGTAGTGGCCCCGTCGGTGTGCAGATCAGACGGGATGATCCACAGCACCGTGCCGCCCAGCGTGGGATCCACATCAGTGACATAGTCGGAGATCCGCTGCAGATAATCGAACGCCGCCGCGCTGGCCGTGATCTCCGCCTGCTCATCCTGCCCGTGACGGAACGCGCCGACCGACAAGTGCAGCGTGATGATCTCCTCCTGATTGCGCCGCGGCCCCACCGTGACATCAGTCACGCTCGTATCAATGGTCGTCGCCGACACCCAATCGTCATGCACCAACGGCCACTGGAACCCGAAATTCACATCCACAGGCAATCCCGAAAGCGCCGTCCTGCAAGCCTCGGCCAACGCCATCTTCGCCTCATGCGCCGCAGTATGCGCGCTGATGCCCGTGCTCATGCGATGCCCGGCTCAGGCAGATAGGCGGCAAGCCAGCCCTCGACCTTGCGCGGCAGCTCAGCGCCCATAGGCACGCCGGACAACTCCCCGACATCGCCCTGACGGAAACTGCCACGCACCGTATGCGACTGCTGCCACCACAGCTTTGCCGTCTCCCGTGCGGCCAGCACGAACAACGACGACACCGACCCATCCGCCAGCACCCACTTCGACGGATCCACATCACGGCCGGTAAACACATCAATGCGCTCGCAGGCGGCTTTCGCGTACAGTTCGAGTTCGGTGTCCTCGTATTCAGCTGGGCCGACCGACAGCGCGTTGCGCAGATCGTTTTTAGTGATCGGCCAGTTCGATGGCGTTGCATCTGCCATGATGCCTCCCATGGGGGTTGGAGGGGAAAGAGCGGGGCGCTGACCGTATGGCTGTCAGCGCCCGAGTGGGGCCGCTTCTCAGGCAGCCTTGCCGACGAATGCGGCGAGCGCGTTCGCGTCGGTCAGGATGACGCCGGCGCGCAGGATGCCGCGCCATGCGATGGAGTCCTTGTCGAAGGCGAACTGGTCGCTGCGTTCGAGTGCGAGCGAGTTGACCACGCGCATGATGACGCGGTTGAACGAGCCGAACAGGATCGTGGCCTTGCTTGTGCCAGGGTCGGGCAGGAACGGGTCTTCGATGACAGGGTAGCCGTCGAGGACTGCCGGTTCTCCGGCTTGCAGGGAGGGCTGCCAGAGGTAGCGGCCGGTGGTGTCCTTGATCTTGCGAAGGGCTTTGACCGCTCCTGGGGAGACGAGGAAGGCGGCGCCGACCCGGTATGGCGCGATCACCGAGGATTCTAGGTCGATGATTTCGTCGAAGGTCGGCGTGACTGCGGCGCCAGTGACTGTGAGCGTGATCGCATTGTCCTTGCCGTCGCCGGGCAGGAGCGCGTCGAGCGCGTCCGAGTCGATGCCCAGACCGACGTTCTGGCCGATGGCTTGGCCGACGAACCCTTCGATGTCGATCGCGGAATCCTCGATGAGCTCGCGCGGGGTCATAACGATCTGACCGTATTTCGATGTCTTGGAGCTCACCTGGTCGAATGACATGTCGGTGCCGCCGATGGTCGCGCCCGGCTTGATGTTCTTCGCGGCTTCGCCGTAGCTTTTGACCCTCGGCCAGAGGATCTCTTCGCCGGTGCTGGTGGACAGGGGCTGCGCTCCGGCCTGCAGGAGGCCGCTCATCTGCCGCAGTGGCGTGATCAGGGATTGCGCGAATGTCGTCGGCACCAGTTCTGAGCCTGCGCCCGTCTGACTGGGGTCGGTGGTCAGGGCGCGTTTGAACGCTCGTGTGAGATCCGTCTTCAGGTCGATGGTCTGCTGCGTGGAGTTGCGTTCCACGAGCAGCGAGCGCAGCTGTTCGCTGATTCCGTTGTCCTGTGTGCGGCTGGTGGTTTGGGGCATTTTGGATTGCATGCTGATTTCGTCTCGCAGCAGGCTGATGGTGGAGTCCATCGCGTTGAGCCGTGTCTTGCATTCGTCGGAGGTGGTTTCCTCTTCGGGGGTGAAGCTGCGGCTGGCGGCGATTTCTGAGAGGGGTTTGACTTTCTCTTCGACGAACTTGGTGCGCTCGTTGAGCAGTCGCTCCAGCGCCTCGTTGATTGATTCCATGATCATCCTTTCATTGAGATCATTGACTGGAGCGACGCCCATTGGTGGAACGAACGCTCATTATCGCCCGCGCCGGGTGGCGTGGGAAGTTTGGTGCCAGTAGTTTTCTTGGTGCGGTATTCTTCGAATGCGCGGCCGAGTTCGACTGAGCTTGTCCAGTAGGCAGGGTCTGAGACAGGGGCAACGTCCACTAGTTGCAGGCTGGTGACGCGTGCCACGTAGTCGTCTTGCTCGTCCATCTCCCAGCTCATGCCGTCGGGCAGGATGTAGAACGCGAAGCTGCTGTAGCTCAGGTCTCCGCGTGCTGCGAGGGCGGCGGCGTCTCTTCCGGCTTGGGTGTCGGGAAGGGCGATGCGGTAGCGCAGGGCGTCCTGGTCGGCGGTGAGGGTGAGGGTGCCGGCGTTGGTGGTGGCGAGCAGGAGGTTGCTGTCGTGGTTCAGGCGGGCCATGACCCGCCCGTTCTTCTCTAGGTCGAATGCGCCGTCGTCCAGCCGCATGAGTGCGGTGGGGTCGATGATCTCGTGGTAGCCGCCGAGGTCGCGGCTTTCGGTGTTGAAGGCGATGGCAATGCCTTCGAGCGCGCCGGGGGATGATTCCGAATCGTCGGCTGTCCGGAAGATCGCTGGCTGGGGGCTGGCGACGCGCTGCAGTTCATGCGGGATGGTGATGGTCATGATGCCTCCTGTGTGCTCGATGTGCTTTCGGACACGGATTGTGATGTGGATTCGGACTTGGCTTGGCTGCTGCTCTTGGTGGTGCGGTACCAGGTCTGCCAGTCGTCGACGTCCTGCATGCTGAGCGCGGGGTCGCCGTTGTCGACGCGTGCTTCTCCCAATGTCAGGGTGCCGTTGTCGAGACGTTCGGACTGCACCTTCGCCCACGTGAGGGCGTCGGGCTTGCTACGGGCGTCGAGGTCGAATCTTACGAACCGTCGCGGAGCGCCGAACGGCTTGTCGAGGTTCGCTACCGGGGAGAGTGCCTGCTGCAATCGGATGGCCCATGGCTGCAGGGTGCGCAGCACGAGCTTGCGTTCGTTGCCCTCCACGGTGCTGTAGGTCAGGCTCGAGTCTTCGCTGCCGCCGATGTCGCGGGGGTCCACGCCGAAGATCACGGCGATCTGCGTGGCCGATGCCTTGATGGTCTCGAGGAACTGCAGGTCGCCGGCGTCCAACGTGACTTTCTCGAATGACCAGTGTTTGTCCAATGTCGCCACGTCGCCGGGCTTGACCGAATCGCGGAAGCGCTGCTTCGCGGTGTCGGCCTGCTTTTGGTTGAGTGTCTGATCGTTTTTCAGGATGCCGCCGGGGATCGGGGCGCGCTGGCCGAAGAACGAGTTGGCTGTGTCCGTCGCGTTCCTGCTCATTTCAAATTGGCTGCGAAAATGGGCGATCGGGTTGATGCCGCGCACGGTTCCGGTCACCGCGAACGCGGGAACGTGCAGCATCAATGGGGTTCCTGCGGGCTGGGCTATGCCTAGGGGGGAGCGTATTGCGGGGATCTCGACGCCGTTGACCCAGTATCGTGGCCAGTGGCGTTGCGAGGAGGAGTCGATGTCCTGCACTGTCACGTCGCTGCGTGGCACCCAGTCGATCTCGCGCACGCTGCCGTCGTCGCGCCTCCATACGATGCCGTACGCGTTGCCGTGCAGCAGCAGTTCGACCAGCCCTTGGTGGATCCAGTCGAAGGTGCTGAACCGGTCGTCCGGCGTTTCGAACCATTCCGGGTCGGGCAGGCGCGAAGGGGCGCTGCCGGTTCCGGCTGACTGCCACAGCCCCCAGGGCAGGGTGGCCACGCCGTCGGCGATCAGCCTGACGGCGCCGAACACGCTGGCGACGCGCAGCACGTTGTCGCCGCTGATATCAGTCCACGGCGAGTCCGGGCTCCAGCTGTCGCCGAACACTGATTGTCCGTCGATGCTCCGCTGCTGCGGGCCGAACAGATTCTTCCAAAAGCCCATCGCGGGAGTCCCTTCGATTGGTTACCAGATGCCGGAGAGCGGGTCGTATCCCCAGTCGGGCATGTCCTTGGCGAGCGCGCGGTGCGCGAGTGTGATGGCCATGAGCGGCGTGATCTCTTTGAGGCTTTTGCCTCGTGCCCATCCCCAGCCGTCGCCGATCGGGCGGCGTTGAGCCACGGACAGTGCGTCGGCGAGTTCGGATTGGCCAAGCAATGCGACCTGCTTGTTGAGGATCGCGTCGTATAGGCCGGGCGCGGCTACTCTGATCTCGGATGCGGGCAGCGGCTGCGCGTCGATGCCATGAGCGGCGAATTGCGGGGCGAGGGATCCGACGGTCTGCCAGTCGAACCATGTTCTGCCGCCCCATTTGCCGGTGAGCTGCTTGATGCCGTGCAGGTGCAGCGGGTCGGATGATGGCCGGTCGTCGCCGTCGATCACCCAGTCGGTGCCCGGCCCGTGGTCGACGATCTCCAAGTGCACGATGTTGTCCGCGCGCACCGCCGCCACTGCTATGGATGCTGCGGAGCGGTCGGGCGCGATGTCCACGCACCACACGAGGTTCGTGTCCTCGGGGATCGTGGAGTGCGGATCCGTGCAGGCGGCGACCGCGTCGCGCGGGATGGGCCAGTCGTCTGTGCTCTCGTCGGGCCAGATGTTCAGGAACGAGCGTTTGAACAGGGAATGGTTCTTGCTGGTGTCCTGTTCGAGCTCGTCGGTGATCTTGCGGATGGATTGCGTGTAGCCGAGCGCGGGCATCGTGTGCCACCAGGTGAGTCGGTCCATCGGGTCGGCGTCCGGGGGAGCGCTGTATTCGACGTACAGGCTGTGCGATTCCAGCTTCGATTCGACGCGGTTCCTTCCTGCCTGCATCTTCGCCCACAGGGGCGCTGAGCGGATCTTCGATTCGCCGACCGTGGAGAGGTACCAGAGCTGCGAGTCGTCGACGGTGATCATCGTGGGGCGCGGCGCCTTCTCGACTCGGTCGTCGACCTGCGACCAGTATTCGTCGATGAATCCGAGGTCGTTCGTGCTGCCGTGACCGGCGTCCTCGCTGGGAACGTCCGGCCACCATTGGGAGCCTGTCACGAAGTCCAGGTGCTGGCGTCCGTTGGTGCGGTTCGGCTCCAGTTCGTGCATGCGGTTCGGCTTGATGAGCTGGCGGAACGGGCTGGCTTGCAATTGCAGCACCTGCTCCTCCCATTTCTTGACGGTGCGGATGCCGTCCTGCGCGATGTAGACGATCTGCTGGGCGTGAGGCCACACGGCTGCGCGATGCGTGTTGATGGAAAGCGTCGACGTGGTCTTGCCTGACTGCCTTGGCACCAGCACCACGATCTCGCCGTACCATAGGCTGCCTGTCCGCGGGTCGATCTCGTAGGCCACGTCGAACAGGTCGCGCTGCCAGGGCAAAGGCTCGACGCCGAGCAGGCGGGAGATGCGCACCAGCTCAGGGCCGCGCGTCTCCCTGTGTGGGTTGCGCGGTGTCATCCAGCGCGGCGCGCATTCGCCGTCAGCTGGTTCCCCGGATCGCTGCCACAAGCGCAGCGGCTTCGTTGGATCCAGCATCAGCAGCCTCCACGACTCCCAGCTCGTGCAGCAGGTCGGCCACCACCTTCACCTCGTCCTTGAAGAGATTCGAACGCTTTGGGGCGTCCATGATCGTCGCCGCCGTCATGAGCTCCGCGAGACGCAGATCCGTGACCGGGTCACGCGGGTCGAGCCTGCCGTCCGAGCAATACTGCTCGATGAGCTTCGCCATCTTCTCCACGCAGCCGCCCGGCACCCATATGGCGCGCTGCGGCGCATGCGCTTCGATGACTTTGAGGCGATCCAATCGTTCGGATTCGGCTCTGCCGTGCGCCAGTCTCTTCCTGCGTCCTCTCGCGTAGGACGCGTTCGCGCTCCTGCATCTCTCGCACTTGCATCCGCGCCGGTAGCGTGCGCGCGTGCCATGCTCAGGCATCGTCATAGCCGCCTCCAACATGGCCCGTGTCACGGGTTCGCGGGTTTACTCGGGGAGAGAAAAAATGGAAACTGCGCGGGTCTTGCATTGCGCGCTTCTTAAAAAATTCTGTGGCAATCGCAGCCGACAGACGGCAGTGGGGCTACCAGTTGCGGGAACGAATGTGGTTTTGCGATTCGATTCGTTGAATTCTGTTCTGCTTCGCGCTGTTGCATCCGTAATGCGCTGGCTGCAGGTTGCCCATGGCCCACGTGCCCCCCAGTGACCTTGGCAGGATGTGGTCGATGCTCGGGCCGAGCGGGTGGCGTGGCCTCAGGCCGAACACTATCGGCTTGCCGCACAGGGCGCAGACGCTGCCGGTCGGGCATACGAGGCGCAGGAGCCGCTGTCGTTCCCTGCCGGTGGGCTCACGGTCTGGGCCTGGACGGTATGACATTGGTTACATGGGTCACGGGTGCTGGAGCGCGGCCACGATGTCAGCCGCCGTGCTCTCGCTGGTAAGGCCCGCGATAGCTTCGAGAGTTCCTGCCGGCAGGCTTGCGGGCATGCCAGCGGCGAGGTCGACGTGCTTGCCCTGTTCGTCCACGATGTCAAGGGTGACAGTCGCTTGGGTCGGATCCGCGTCACCTGTGCCCAAGGTGGCTTGCATTGATGTGTTATCGGCCATAATAATTCCAATCGTCGATGTACGGGATGGTGTGATTCGAACGTATGCTGCTTCGGGCAGCGACTCCTGCGGATATGGCGAAGCCCCGTGCCATCCATTGGGTAGGACGGTGCGGGGCTTCGGTCTCTATGGCCATCAGGAGAAAGAGTCGTGAAGGCCGGCGGGTTCTTTTTCTACTCTAACTCGATTCGAGAAGTCGTCTATGTCCTGTCGGATTTTCTCGATGGCTTTGGTTTTTTCGTCCTCCTGTTTCTGAGCGAAATAGAGGAAAAGCACAGCGACTGCGATGAGGACAATCCCAAGAATCAACTGCAGAGCATCGAGGCCTTCGGGAATTGAGATTAGTGCTTGGATGAGGAATGGCGCTCCGCATCCGAGGAATCCCCAGAATGCGTTGTCAAACTTGCTCTGACCGTCGGGAATATCGCCGACATCCCGTTTGACGTGTTCGAGCTCTACGACTCTCACGATTCTCGCCTCCTCGGATGTTGGCAATGGCACTGAAAAGTGTCCCTGGATTAGCATTTGACTACCGGGCATTTCCGCCGTCCCTTTGGAAATGCCAATCGTCGACTACTCCGGCCTCTTGGGCGCTGAAGAATAGTACATTGCCGCAAGTCGCGCAGATGGCTGGTACCACAGGGAACACATTGCCTGTCAGCCCAGTGGCATCGACCTCGTTCATGGTGAACGTGGAATCGGATATATGCCATTGGTTGCCGTGGCAAACCGGACATCCGTCGAGACGTTGAATTTGTTTGGAGACATATTCAAAGGCACGTGCCTTTGCTTGGCGAAGATTCTCGTCATTATTGTTGGCTGGCATACGGTGAATATTACCAGCTGCAAAGAAACAATCCGTTGAAACGCCTAGGTGCCAGCCATTGACATTTCAACGGATTATCTGGCTTTTCAGCCACTTCTCCCACTGCAATAATCGGTGACACTTGGGATTTTCGCAAGCCGATGTCTAAAGATTCTCAGCCGATCGCTCGCCGCATAGCATGTAGGCGCGTCGTGCGACGAGCGACGCGACTCGCTGCAGCAGTGTTTGACGCAATGCCGAAGTCGCCTGCGCCGCACTGGAATTCGGGGCAAGCGCAAGCCGATACACATCGGAATACAGGTACTGCGGACTGCCGTCCTTCCTGCCGGTCGAGAGCAGTTTGCCGCGCGCCGCCCATTGATTGATAGTGTTGCGCCGCAGCGGAAGCCCGCTGTCGGTGAACGCCTTGGCAATCCAAGATGCGCTCGCGGATCTGCTGGCGTCGAAGCACAGGCGCGAGAGCCGGTGGAGCTTGACGACGAGCACCTGCTGCTCGCGCTTGCAGACCGGGCATGTCACCCACTGGTCGTCTTTTCCTGCGGTCAGCGGCGTGGCGCACAGCTCGCACACGCCTATCGCCCGTCGCTGCTCGGGCGGGTCGAGCACGCGCTCGATCTTAGCGGCCAGACGGGTAAGCGTATCCATGTACATACCGGAGTCTGGCAGCCTAGCCAGCCGCACGTGCGCCGCACAATGCCATAGGGCGTCGCGCAATCCCATTGGCGGAGTCGCCGTGGCCTCGAGCGCGTCCACACCGTCCAGACGTCGCAGCAGCTCGGTAGATGTGCTGTCGAGGATGTCGATGAGATCGAGCACGTCGAGGCGGATTGGCGTTTGCGGTGTGGAAAGGATAATGCGCGTGGGCGAATGCCCGCCTGGATGCAATGTCGCATCCAGGCTGTCGTGCAACGGTACGACATCCATGCCCAACCGCAGGAGCAGCAGGCCGAACCGAAGCTCGCATTCTAGGCACAGCGTATACTCCACGCCGCCCAATATGGCACCGCAACGCTGGCAGTAGCTCATCGCTTTCCCTCTTCCCTCTCGCGCTTCTTCTTGTCGAGCTGTTCGGCCCGGTGCTTGGCATACCAGCGCCGCCAATACTCATGGCGCCTCTGAGCATCTGTCATGCCCTCAGTGCTCACAGGCTCTTGCTCCTGCGACCCACCGCGCCGGCAAGCCCTGACATAAGCCTGAATATCCGGATCCGACCAATCAATCGACACATGCTCATCCCCGACACTCATGACGCCGCCAGAGAATCATCACCACCTCCGAACACAGGAGGCTGGATGAACAACGGCATCGCGCTCGCATCTAGGGCGGGGTGCTCGGACGTATGGATAATGGCCCGCACCTCGTCTATCGGAATGCCCAGCAATCGCACGATGGCAGCGTTCTCGATGCCACGCTCATGCCAGTGCAGCACTATCTCACGTTTCTTCTGACTAGTCACTGGGCATCCTCCATGTCTGCGAGCGCAGAATTGGTTTTCTTGGTATTGGTTCTTGTGAGTCGCATTGCGTGCCTTCTGTGTTGTTTTCCTGTGACGGGGTTGGTGTCCAGTGGCCTTGATTGTCGAGCAGGATCCAGCCGTGTCGGGCGGTCAGGATGGGCACGTCGGTCGGCAGCAGGTTGGCGTTGCCTCTCACCAGCCATCCTTTTTCGTAGGACTCGGCCGGGTGGGCGTGGATGTATCCATGGCATCCCGTACTGCCGGATCCACAGACGTCGATCACGTTGCCCGGCAGATGCAGGCTAGAGAACGGATGCGAGCGCATCCTGCGATGGTGACGGCTGAACGTGAGCACGCTGTACAGGCTTCTGCCGCAGCGTGCGCAGCAGGACTCGTCGCGCGCATCCACTAGGTCACAGGTCGCCCTTGTCGGTTGGCTCATTTCACTTCTTTCTTGCCCTTGTGGTTGGGTTCGTTCGCCCAATGCTTGGTGATGCGCTGGTAGAGGGTGATGTCCCTGTCCAGGCAGTGCGCGGATCGGTGGTCGGTTTCGGGCAGGCCATCGGCCAGGCGTTGGAAGTTTCCCGGTTCGCTGGCTTCGATGGCGAGCCTGAGGCTGGTGAGGTCCATGCGCTGGTGGTGGATGCCGGGCAGTCGGGTGACCTGCAGTAGATTCGCTTCGAGGAACATGATGTCGAAGTGCACTGAGCTTCCTGCCGGGTGCAGGTTCCATGACTCGTAATCGGCGAGGAACTGGCGCATGCTTGTTCTGATCTGCTCGATGCCCCGGTCGGCGCGGGCCATGTCGGAGAGCAGCCCGTTTGCCGTGTGGGTTTCGAGCGCCCACTGGCTGAACACCATGTCGTCCGTGAGGGGCAGGAGCCATGACTGTTGCGCGTAGAGGTCTGCCTGCATGCTGGTGACGCGCAGCTCGACCTCGAGCAGGCTGTGCTTGTCGGGGTCCAGGCCGCTGGTTTCCACGTCCATCCACAGCAGCAGATCACGGCTGGCCTTGGCTCGAACGTGCCGGCTGGCCTCGATGCTGGCGGGTTGATTATCGTTCATGCTGGGTTCCTTCCGTTGATGGTTTCGATGATTTCCGTGGCGGTTTCGATCGGGTCTCGGCCGGTTTTGATCTCGGCCCAGAAGCCTTGTTCCCGGCTTTCGGTGAAGGTGCCGGGCGGCAGATGGCGGGTGATGTGCTCGCGGATCCATACTCGGGTGATGCCGCCCCACTCGTAGCTCCTCGAGGCCTGTTTGGGCAGCCATTCCGTGTACTGGCCGGTTTGGAGCCATTTGGCCATGCCGGGAGCGTAGCGGGCGTCGCCTTCGAGGCTTTTGGCGTACCGGAGCACGGCGGCAAGGAGCTGTTCGGGAGTGGCTTGGCGCATGCCCTCGGCGCCGTCCAAGGCTTGGTGCCATCGGTCTTGAGCGGCTTTTCGGCTGCCGGCATGGCGTGGGTAGGCGTTCCACGCCGCGGTGAACGGGTCCGCGAGGACGCCGGCCTCGGCATCGGCCATGGTCACGGCATTTGGTTCGCGGTTTTCGGCGGGGGGATGCAAGGGGGTGGTATCGGTATGGGTAGTAGGTATCGGTATAGGATTCCCTTTGCTGGAAGTTTGCTTGCCGGTTTGCTTCGATTTTGCTAGGGGTTTTGCTTGACCGTTTGCTGTAGCACTTGCTTGAGCACTTGCTTCGGCTTTTGCTTGCGGTTTTGCTGTAGCGCTTGCTTGACGTTTTGCTTGCGGTTTTGCTTTGGCCTTTGCCGCTTTGCGTTTGGCGGCCGTGGCCTTGCCGCCCGCGCTGCCGCTCTTGGAGCGGGCTTCGGAGAGCTCCTTGCCGCCAGCGAACTTGCATGTCGTGGGCGATTCGACGACCTTGTAGTGGGTCTTGCGCTGCTCCCAGAGCTTGGCGTCCACGAGCGCCTGGGCGAGCTTGGGCGAGCCGCCCAGCGCTTTGACGCGCTGCATGGAGAACAGGCCGTCGTACTCGTCGCCGTACCGCTGGCGCTGGTGGCCGACCCAGCTGCCCGCTTTGACCCAGAGGCCGACGGCGGCCAGGGACAGGTCGTCAACCTGCGCCGAGTCGGAGAACCCGTCATCGACCATGAACCACGTCATGACTCGTCCGGTTTCTGGGGCAGGAAGCCGCCGTACACTGCCTCGCGCTCCGCGTCGCTCACCGGGTAGCCCAGCGATTCGAGCACGCCATAATACTCGTCGGCCACGGCCACGCCAGCCGGTTCGTCCCATTCGATGCGAGCCTCGAGGTGCGCGCACAGGAACACGAGTAGCTCGCGGAAGAGCGCTCCTGGCTGCTCGCTGCGCCGCAGGACCTCCGCCGTCCAATACTCATCGCCCGCTTCCTCGGTCTTGTCGGGCAGGGGAGTGGGGGCGAGCATGTTGTATGCCTCCCACAGGTCGCGGCTCTCCGTGTCGTAGAAGCTCACGGCATGCAATCCGTCCTCGCCGGTGAGCGATTGGAACGCGAGGCGGGCGCACGCGGCGCGCAGGGGGATGGCCTTCAGGCTCGTGAGGTGTTTTCGCATCCACGCGCTTCTCAGTTCCAGGCTGTCGGCCGCATACCGGTCGCGGCGCTCCTCAGCCTCGTTGCGCTGCGCGCGACGCTGCTCGCGCTCCTCCTCGTCTTTGGCGTTCTGTTCGAGCTGCTCTTGGGTCTTGGGGGTGCTCATGCTCCACCCGTACGTGTTGTGCGCCAGCCACGGCTCGCCCTCCGCATCCTTCGTGAGCCGCTCCCACTGCTCTCCGAACGGGTCGCCGCGCCGGATGTCACTGAGCCACTGGTAGCCGTCGGGCTGCAGATTGAATGCCGATTGGCCGCCTAGCTCGACGACCTCGATATGGTGCTCCCTGCAGTACTGGTATGCCTGCTCGTCCCACCGCCGGCTGAACCGTTCATTCGTCAGGTTCTGCAGCGTGTAGTTGAAATTATGGCTGCCGGCGGCCTTGAGCAGCTGCTCCTGCGCTTCGGGGTCGTCAGAGAATTCGGCTATCGCGTCCAGGTCGGCCAATGAGAGCTGGGCGAAGGTCTTGGAGTTGCCGCGCAGTTCCTTGGGTATGGCGGCGATCTTCAGGCGGCGGCGAACGAACGATTCGCTCCGCCCCGTCTTGCCTGCCAGTTCCGTGACACCGGCGCCGAGATCCAGAAGCCCTTGGTAGCCGTCGGCCTCCTCGATGGGCGTCAGATCCGCGCGCTGCGTGTTCTCCACCAGCATGACCTCCCGCTCCTGACGGGCCGTCATCTCCTCGACCTTGCACGGCAGGTATTCGAGCCCTGTCAGCTGGGCTGCGGCGAATCTGCGGTGGCCGATCACGATGCGATACAGGGGCGCCCCGTTGCCGTCCGCGCCGGCGGGGGTGACGAGCAGCTCCTGCTTGAGGCCCTGCGCCTGGATGCTCGCGGCCAGCTCGCTCACGTCGCCCACGTCGGTGCGGGGGTTGTCGGGGTTCGGGACGAGCTGCCTGAGGGGTATGTCTACGATTTGTATGCTCACTTGATGCGGGTCACTGCTCCTTGGTCCTGTAGGTTTTGATGTTGATTGTTATGGTGTGCGGTCGCCGCCTGCGACGGTTGCGCTGCCGTTCGTGCTCCAATGCCTGCCGGCCATGCTTGTGCGCCGCCATCACTCGTCCCCCTTGATCTCGCCAGTCTCCGGATCCACGCTCTCGTCCCCATCGCCGGATGCATCAGGGTTGTCCGCGTCATCCGGCTCATCGGCATCATCCGTGGCACCGCCCGCGCCGTCGTCCTTGCCTTCCTGGCCGACGCTCAGGTGCCAGCCTTCAAACGAATTCAGGCTGCGCCGCAGATCGCCGAACATGATCAGCTCACGGCTTTTGCTGGGCTTGACGAGCATGGTCTCGATCGCGAAGCCCGCGTCGATGATCAATTGGGCCAGGTCGTCCGCGTCGTACAACGCCTCGGTGATCGCGTCGATGTTCTTGTATTTCGCGATGTAGTCCTCTTTCGTGCGCGAGGCGAGCATCTTCGCCAGGCGCACCCGGAACGCGGCCTTGGATAGCTGCAGGAGCATGACGGGCGTGATCTCGTCCGGCACCAAGGCGTCCTGCACCATCTTCTTCTTCGACATCATGTGTCCTTTCGTTTAGTATTCGTCCGTGCCGTCGGGCAGGTTCCACGGATCCGTGGCCGCCGCCTCGTTCGCCGCCGGTTTGACGGCCGGGGCGGGCGCGGTCGGATTGCCGTACGCGGTCGGGCCCGCGTGGTTGGTGCGCGTCACCTGCGCGGTCGCATAGCGCAATGACGGCCCGATCTCGTCCACGGTCAGCTCCCACACCGTCCGGTTCGTCCCGTCCTGCGCCTGATACGAACGTTGGGAGAGCCGTCCCTGCGCGATCACGCGCACGCCCTTCGACAGCGTGGCGCCGCAGTGCTCGGCGAGATCGCGCCACGCGTTGCACCGCATGAACAGGGTCGGCCCGTCATCCCACTGATCCGAGCCTTTATTGAATGCGCGAGGAGTGGAGGCGATCGTGAAGTTGGCCACGATCTGCCCGCCATTGGTGGTGCGGATCTCCGGATCAGCCGTGAGGTTCCCGATTATGGTCATCGCGGTTTCACCGGCCATTGGAGGCCTCCTTGCGCTTCCACATGCACAGGGCGCTCACCTGTCGCCTGTCCCTATCCACGATCACGTCGCGTGGACGCGGCGGCAACAAGGTCAGCGGCCACGCCGTCGTATGGTTCAGCTCGGTGATTGTGTCCAGGAGGCTATCGAGCAGGTCGCCCGCACCCATCCGGATCCCCACCGAGTCCAAGGGCCACGAGAACAGGCTGGTGCCCTCCTCGCGGCCATCATCATCAGATGCCATCAATTGCTCCTATCGTTGGTTGGCTTGAAATGTCGTGGGCGAGGCCGGGGTCGAACCGGCTGCCAGAACAGCGGGGAATACTCACGTCCGCGTCTCCGGCGGCGAGCCATGCATCCCGCCCGGACGCGGCTACTCGCCGCGTGACTCTTTGAGCTGCTGGTTCTCCCGGGCGAGCATGATGTTGGCCACGTGCATGGTCGCGATGGTGGAGGCGACCTCGTCCAGAAAGTCGTCGACCTGATCGGCGTCGTACCCCTCATGCATGAACCGCGACGTAGCGAACCGCTGCTTTTTGACTTCATTGCTCGTGAGCATTGGAGGCCTCCCACCGGTGGAAGCACAATATGCCGATGGCGAGCGAGCCGACCATGGCCGCGTACTGCAGCACGCCGAATACGCCATGTTGCAATCCCGCCAGCACCCACATGGTGCTGATCATGAACACGACCACCATCGCGTCGCCCAAAACGAGCCAGAAGTATTTGATCCAGTCCATCATGCGGCCTCCGTCTGGTGCTGAAGCTTGTTGCTTATGGCCCACGCCATGACCTCGCTGACCGGGTACATGACCGGTCGCGTATCCCTTTTACAGCCCGCAGGCTTCACCCCGAGCTTCACGAATCGGGGGCCGCGTCCGAGCGTCCGCCATGTGTTGAGCGTGCCGACCGTCGGACGCCCGTTGAAATACTCCGAGACCTGCGCCGCAGACCAGAAGCCCGCATCGAGCCTGCCGCTCATCACGCTGCCACCTCCTGAGCTGAAAGCTCACGCTCGTTCTTCGCGAGCGCCATTAGCTCGAATGCGTTTGATAGTCCGAGAGCCGAGGCTACTTTGTCCATGACTGAAATGCTCCACGTTCCTTGGTGGAGTAGGCCGTTGATGTACGAGTATGAGACGCCTACCTGTTTTGCGAGTTCTCGTTGCGTTATCTTTTTGCGGGTCAGCTGTACGTTGACTGCCTGCCGCACGAATCGATCGCTGTCATCCATGCGAAATCTCCTTCCTTGTTCATATATCTGAACTTTGTAACTAGAAATTATCATATATATGAATCCGCGGTACGCGACACGCCGAGAAAAGTTCAAATATATGATAAATTGATGTTCATGAGCGATATATCTACGTCAAGTGCAGACTTAGTAGCGGCCTACATACGACTGAAAATGGTCGAATTCGACCTCACACAAAAAGACATCCAAAACAAGCTGACCGAAACAATCGGCGCACGATCAAAGGGCTACGTCTCTGGAAGGGTCAGCGGCAAATACGCATACTCAGTCGCTGAACTTGACGCTATAGCTCCCATGATCGGACTGCACGATGCCTTCGATGTCATGAGCAATGCGGAACGCACTATGCAAGACCCATCTGCACTGCCCGAAGAAGTCAGGAAAAAGCTCGCTCTCGCCAATATGTTTGGCATGGCTGCTAATACGAATCATGATAAAGAGGCTGAGAAGAGACTGGATGCCGGCGACTGAGCTGGGAATAACCCCGCGCATGACCTATGGTCGGATGCGCGGCTACGCGGCATCTCTGGGCGTGGACGTGTGCAGCGACAATCTGCCGGACGACAAACAGGGAATGTATGTGCGCGCATTGAATCTCATCATGATAGAACGCGACACGACGTACCGTGTCAAAAGATGCGCTCTCGCCCACGAGCTGGTGCACTGGGAATATCGGGACGCCGTGTGCGGGGGAGTGACGGGGATGAAAAGCGAGCGCCGTGCCAGGCTTCTCGCGGCGTCGCTGCTGGTGTCTCCGGCTGAGTATGCGAGCGCCGAGGAGATTTATGAAGGCGAGCGCCTGTGTATGGCTTCTGAGTTGGATGTTACGGTGCAGGTGCTGGATGATTACCGTGAGCTGGTGTTGCCGCGGCTTGTGGTGGTTTAAGTTCTATGACTCCGCTGAGAAGTTGTATTTCACATATTTATGAACGTAGGCTGCTGCTCAAGTCTGATGTACTCGATGACTTTTAGAATGGAGCGTTTCACCGGCGTTAAAATTCCCTGCACGACCTTCTGCTCGGTTTTGAGCTCCACCCTCAACATGTCGCCGTCATAATAGGCTACTTCTCGATTAGCGAATTTTCTGAGAAAGTCCTCGTCCAAAATCTCAGCGTAGAACTTATCGCTCCCGTACTGGAACTGCCACTTGTTGGAGTTCCTTTGAATGACTTCGATCTGAAGAGTGTGCACGGACACATCCGGTTCGACGATTTGGTCGGGAACCTTCGCCTCAATCAGTGCCTCGGTCTCCTGCCCGCCAAGCTCGACATGCTCTCCGATCTCCGGAATCGAGAATCGAACGGGATCGAACCCCTCGAGCGCGGACGGCCGCGCTGCAGCTCCAAGACTTTCAGACATAGTCTTCGATTGGGATGCCTGATATGCCTGTCTCCCGTAATGGAAAGTTCGACCATTCCCGAAATCCACATCCACATGTGTATCGGACTGCTTAACCTTTTCATTCGCCGACGGTAATGCGTGTCCGGTCGTCGCAATCCTTTCCTTGAATATCTTCGCGGTTTCCAGAACGCCTTTCGCAATCGCGCAGACATTGCCAATACTGAGGCCACCGGAGAAGGAATCAACTAGCGCAGGCGCTATCCCGACCAGCTGCAGTATGACATCGAAGGATCCTTCCTTCTGCGCTTTGATATTGACATCGAGATCCATCATCGGATCATTGATGTTCTTGTATTCGTCTATGGCATCGGCGAACCCCAACAGTGAGCGCGATAGGTCTCTGACTTTTATGGTGTGGCTTTCGACTGCCGGCCCGTCGAAATATACCTCGAAGGTTGTGGATTCAGCTTGTTTGCTGCTATTCATGGTTGTATTCTGCCACTTGCAATGGTCTTTGCGATGGGAAAAGGGTTACTGCTGTTCATTGCGTTGCAGGCAGCTCGACTCGGCGGTGCCAAGGGCAGTATCCGCCGGTGTAATGTACCGACCTGTTGAATTTTCCTGCGGCCGATTTGTCGAGGCTGTTCAGGAAAGCCATATCCACGACTCTGGCCACGCAGTACGCGGACACCTGCATGCCAGACGCCCCTTCGAGCTTGAGTCTGGCCGCAGCGGACTGGACGTTGCCGCCCGTCACCCAGGAATCATCAACAAGCAGCACATGCCCCCGCAGCAACGCCGCATTCCACGGGTCGGCGAGCGCGAACAGGTCTGGGTTGAAGCCGCGTGCTCTGTTTCCTGTGGCTTGCAATGGTATTTCCGGTATTCCTTTGAGTATTTCGTTGAGGATGTCGTGCAGTGGGTGTGGCTTGCCGTAGCGTCTGGATGATTTCGTGGAGGGGATCATGGCCCATGCGTCTATTGGCCCTGCTGCCTCTCTGAGGCATTCGCCGTGCCCTTGCAAGGCGAGCGCGATGATGGCTTTGACGTTGCGGCGGTAGTCTGGCGATGCGGGGTGCTCGTCCTTGTACCCGTACATCATCTTCATCGCCTGGCTTGATGGGTGCTCCTGGGCGTAGATGCTGATTGCCGTCCGGTCTGCGAGCTTGTCGCCCATGTTCTTCGCGTCGGCCTGCTGCTCTATCGCGTGGCAGCTTCGGCAGCACGGGTATGCCGGGCTTTTGAACCCTCCGCACCTCGGGCACAGGAAGTCTCCGACGGATGTGTAGCGCACGGTGCGAAGGTAGCTTCCGGCCATCCGGTCTATCGCATGGTCGAGCCTCAGGCCGTAGGCGGTGATCATCGCACGAGCGTCATGTCGATGAGCTGGCTCATGGCGTCCTCGATGACATCGGGCATGCGGAGGATATCCTGAAGGATCTGCTGCACTTCGAGAACGGAAGACGCGACATACACGCCGGGCTTTCCAACCAGCTTGCGGCCCCATTGGGTGCCTTGGGCCACGGTGTCCCTCAGGATGACCGGACGGCCGTGCTGCTGGGCCTGCCGGGCCTGGATGCGCGTGCCGGAATGCTCGCCGGCCTGCACGACGACCGTGGCGAGGCCATAGCCGCTCATCGAGGCGTTGCGCATGGGGAACGTGTAGCGGGTCGGCCCCTGATCGGGCCAGAACTGGGAGAGCACCAGTCCACGTTCGCTGATCTCCCGCTGCAGCATGCGGTTCTGGACCGGGTACTGGCGGGTGATGCCCGTACCGATGAACGCGACGGTGCGCCCGCCCTCGTCGAGCGCGCGACGATGCGCGGCGGCATCGATGCCCGCAGCGAGACCGGCGATTACAGTCAGATCATGGCCCACGAGCATGGACGCGGTCTCCTGCGCGAACGCCACCGAATCGGGCGTCGCCTCGCGGGACCCGACCACGCTCACGCCCATGTCATCCTGCACGAGCATCCCATCCGCGAACAGGAACGGCGGCATATCCACCACCTGCCGCAAACGATTGGGATAGCGCTCGTCAAGCACCGAGATGAAATCCATCCCCTGCCCCTGCCACGACTCCACCTGCCGCTGCGCGTCCGCGAGCGCCTTTTCGAGCGTAGCCTTGCGTTGCGGGCTGGCGGGAATCTGCTCGTCGTCGAAGAGGGTGGGTTCGCTGTTCTCGTAGTCTGCTGGGTCTTCGTCGTCGTAGAGCCTGTTGTTGATGGGGTCGATCTCATGGTTGAGGACCGCGATGGCGCTGCCGTTGCGTTCCACGGCGTTGGCGATGGAAGTCCAGCTATCGCGTTTCCGGTCTATGGTGTCCAGCAGTGCGACCAGTGCTGCGTTCTCGTGAAGGAGCTGATCAGCGCGCAACGTCATCACCTGTTTCTCGTTGTCCGTTCGGATGCAGCCCAGTCTACATCAGGACCATTAATAGTGGCTGGGTGATTCTCATGGGCGCAATCCTGCTCGATGAGCCGGGCGATGCGCTCTCCGAGCCGCTTATGTTCCGGGAGTTAACAGAGGATGTTCATGGCGCGGTATGATTCTTCTCAGCAACGATGCTGAAGAGCACTCAACGAGAAGGGTCAGAACATGGGCTGGCGGTTCAGGAAGAGCATTGGCGGCAAGTACTTCAGAGTGAACATAGGCAAGAAGGGCATCACCAGCGCCACTTTCGGCAAGCGAGGCGCTCCCCATGTCACTGTGGGCAGGAACGGCACCCGCGTCGGCTCGAGCATCCCCGGCACCGGAATCTACTACACGCAGAAGGTCGGGGGAGCGAAGCCGCATCATGCCGATACCGCGCAGCTGCCCATCGTCAACGCCGAACCCATGCAGGAGCAGACAGCCGTGCTGCCGCCCAGCATGCCGCCCTCGAACCCGATTCCGCCTGTGAACGGTGGAAGCCACCGGCTGCCTATGTCCCGTCTGATCATTGCAGCATTGATCCTTGGCGTGCTCGCGCTGATTTTCGCCTTCACGTCGGCAGCCGCGTTTGGCGTCATGCTGGCTTTGGCGGCGTTCATACTGGGCGTCATCGGGATGATCGTGGTAGTGGTGCGCAAGAAAAGGCGCGGCACCCTGGCCGGATTCCTCGCAATTGTCTTGGCCTGCGCTTCCCTCGTTGCGGGGGCGAACAACGTGCCGCCAGCCGCGGCAACGCATCCGCAATCGACGGCGAGCAGCTCGTCGGCGAGCGCCAAGGCCTCGAAGTCAGCCGAGGCTAAACGGAAAGCGGCGGCGACGCTCAGGACGGCTCAGGACTCGTTGTCGTCCAAGGTCGTGGATGCCAAGGCGTTGCTTGACTCGTCCGGCAACAACGTCGCGGATCCGAATACGCGGCAGGCATTGAGCGATGCGATCGGCAAGGCGAGTGCCATCGACTCCGCCAGGCCGGATGACTATGCGACAGCTGCGTCTGATGTCCAGACGGCGATGGATGCGGTGACGGCCAGCGTGGAGAAGAAGCAGCAGGATGATGCTGCAGCGGCCCAGCAGGCGGAAGCTGAAAAGAAGGCCGCCGAGGAAGCCGCCGCTCAGAAGGTGGCAGCGGATAAGGCAGCGGCGGATGCCGCAGCCCAGCAAGCCTCACAGCAGGCGCAGCAGCAGGCGCAGCAGCAGAACTCCGGCAGCGCGTATTATCCCAACTGCGCGGCCGTCAGGGCGGCGGGGAAGGCTCCATTGCATCGTGGGGATCCCGGATACAGCAGCAAGCTTGATCGGGACGGCGATGGGATAGCCTGCGAATGACAGTGGGATAGATAAGGCCGGGAGATATGGCGAACATCACCAAGTACGAGACCGCGGGCGGAGTGCGCTATCGTGTGCGTTACCGCAAGCCGGACGGCACGCAGACAGACAAGCGCGGGTTCAAACGCAAGATCGATGCGACGAACTGGGCCGCGGAGCATGTGACCGTAGCCAAGGCCAAAGGGCTTTTCGTGGACCCATCGCTGGGCCGCGCGACGGTCGGCAGCCTCGCGCCGGCATGGCTCGCCAAGAAGAAGCTAAGCGTCAAACCCAGCTATTACGACGATCTTGAGGCCGCCTGCAGGAACTACGTCATCCACGATTGGGGCACGGTGCCCGTGGACGCTGTCGACCGCGACGACGTGCAACGATGGGTGACGAGAATATCCAATGGGACCAAGGCCAAGGACGAGGCGAAGAGCGTGCCGGCGAAAAGCGCGAGCGTCGTGCTGCGCGCGCACGGGATCCTCGCCGGCATACTGGATGACGCGGTGTCCGACCGGCGCATCGGCACGAACCCGGCCCGCGGGGTGGAGCTGCCGCGCAAGGCGGTGAAAAGGCACGCGTACCTGTCCGCAGGACAGCTGGCCGCAGTGGCGGAGGCGGCCGGATGGCGACGGGATATGGTGCTGGCACTGGGCTTGTGCGGCATGCGGCTGGGGGAGCTGGTGCCATTGCGCGTTGGCGACGTGGATCTGGAGCGGCGGCGCATATGGATCGGGGTGAGCGCGCCGATGGTACACGGCGTGGTCACGCCGGGGGATACGAAAACGCATGAATCCCGGTCGATAATGTTTCCCGCAGCACTTGATTCGGTAATGCGCTCGAGATGCGAAGGGAGGGCGAAGAAGGCTCTGCTGTTCGAGGCCCCGGGCAGGCCGGGCAAATACATGAAGGAGTTCGGAGCAGCCAGCAGCGGGGACGGATGGCTGGTGACCGCGCTCAAGCGCGCCGGGGTCAAGGAGCATCTCACCCTGCATGATCTGCGGCACACCGCCGCATCGCTCATGGTCAGGGCCGGAGCGAATGTAAAAGCCGTCCAGCGCCAGCTCGGGCACAAGAGCGCCGCCATGACATTGGACACATATGCTGACCTGTTCGACGATGACCTCGACTCCCTCTCGGACAGCATGTCGCAGATGCTGCTGCGCGAGAATGTGGGCAGAATGTGGGCAAACGAAGTCGGCGAAGCCTCGTAA